CGGGCGGAAGCTGCCGGATTGCTTCAGCCGCGACTGGAAGGCCAGCAGATGGGTCTCAGTCTGGAGGAGCTCACCGAAAAGCAGATGCCTACCGTGGAGCCGGAGGTGGAAGGCTTGCGCGAGGACGAGGCGGATGCTCCGCTGAGCCTCATGGACATCATGCTGGACGGCAAAGGCAGCAACGAGGCCCGGCAGGTCGTGCATGACTTCCTGTGTGCCACCGGACATCCTGAGCTCACTTGGTCCTGTTTGCAGTACCTTTGCGGGTACGGCACCTGCGAGGAGCATGCCAAGCGGCACGGCATGAGCAGGCAGAGCTTCAACTACCATGTGCGCACCTTGCAGGAGCAGCTCGGTCTGCCGCCGATGGGCAACCAGAAGAAGGCATCATCCCGGAGCAAGTACCGGCAGAACAATCGCCGGAAATTGTCCGTTTTGACATCGACCTGTGAATATGGAGACCATTCCCCAACAGCTTGAACTTTTCGACCCGCAGAGCTATGCCGCCACCCCTTGCCATGTCGACATGACGGAGGGGCGGCAGGAGCTCCCGAACGTGGTCGGCGTCAATTTCACCCCGCAGGGCCTCATTGTAGCTGATGTGGCCACCATGCAGCCGGAGGAGTTCAATGCCATCTTCCGCTCGGTCATCCGCTTTGCGAAAGCGAGCAACTGGCTGCTGGGAGACACGCTGCTGCTCTGTGAACGCCGCTGGGGCGTGCCGCAGGTGCAGAGCAAGTATGCCGAAGCCATGGCTGCCACGGGCCTGAGCAATGGCACGCTGCGCAACATTGTTGCCACTTGCCGCGCCTTTCCGCCGGAACGCCGCCATGAACGCCTGTCTTTCTCTCACCACCAAGAGGCCGCCTGCATTCAGAGCACCGCTGACGAACGCGAGAACTTTCTGGCACTGGCCGAGAGTGAGGGCTATTCCTGCACCGAGCTGCGCCACCACCTGCGCCAAATCGTGCAGGAGAAGGAGCGCAACGCTGCGCCGGAGGAATCCGTGGCCCCGAACGCTGACCGACCTTTCGGCCTGTTACCGCTACCGACCCAGGAGGAGGCGGACAAGGCCATCCCCTGTGCGCTGGAACTGTCGCGCTTCACCTTCTGGGCTTCTCAGCACCCGGCCACCAGTTTACCGAAAGAACATCGAGCCGAATTGCTCTCCCGACTCCAGCCCATTGTCGAGTATGCAGGCCAGCTCACCGCCACCGCCAACGCATTTTGACAACCGCCTAAAGGTATGGAGAACATCGTCCAAAAGCCGTCAGAACCCCACATCTGTGTTAGAGTTACAGCGAGAGGGAGTCTCTCTTATACACTGACACATAGTATACTAGGTAGTAGGAAGTCTCCTTAAGAGAGGCCGCGCTCTTCTTGTGCCTGCCTTCTTTTTATGATTCGAGCACGCGAGCTTTTTAGCGGTTCCCACTTTTTTGAGAGCAAGCACACCTAAAGAATTGACACATAAGGCTTTTTCCTTCAATGTCGGAACCGCGCAATACAACCCGCTGAGTTGGCGGGTAGGCCGGGAGAAACGCTCCGCCGTTTTTCCCGGTCTTTGCGTTCCAGAGACTTGCAGCAACATGACGCTTGGGCAATCTTGCTCCGCTCTGTCCGGCCATGCTATTTTTCCCGGCCACATGAAAGCAAAACCTCACTTCCACCTTGGGCAGCTGGTCTGCACTCCGGGCATCATGGCGGCCTTTAACCTCCACGAAATCACCGAGCTACTGCTTCGCCATATCAGCCATGACTGGGGAGATCTGTGCAAATCAGACAAGCAGATGAATGAAGCGGCTCTCACTTCCGGCGACCGGATATTGAGCTGCTACCAGTGCAGCCATGGCCGCCGGGTCTACATCATCACGGAAGCCGTGAATGAGGCAAGCGGCCAACGCGACTACACCACCATCCTGCTGCCGTCTGAATACTGACGCGCCCGCCGCTCTCAGCCGTTTTGACAAGCGGCTGAGGGTAATATGGCAGGTATCACACAGGAAGCGGCGGAGAAGATTCTGGAGGCCGATTTCACCAACATCGTCCGCAAGGTGCGAGACGGCAAGACTCTCACCTCTACCGAGCGAGCCCGTGTACAGGCCCGCGCTGCCGGAAGCTCCGCCACATTGACCGAAGCCAAGACCATTGTCGAGCTGGCATCCGCTCTGGGAGTCACCCGGCGCACGCTGAGCAACTGGCGCAAGATGAAGGGAGCCCCGGAGCCCAACCCCAACGGGAGCCATAATGTGTCCGCTTGGCGAGATTTTGTACAGGCTAACGAGCTCAAGGGCCACGTGGATGGCGGCGGAGCTGAGACCGAAGCCCTGAAGGCCCGCAAGCTCCTTGCCGAAGTGGAGGAGCGCGAGCTCAAGGTGGCCGTGAAGAAGGGAGAATACATCCTCCTCGAAGACGTGCGGAAGGGCTGGCATACGCTGGTAGGCAAGGCTATTGCGCTGCTGCGTGCCAAGTTCGAGAACGAGCTGCCGCCCATCCTCAGCGGGCTGGATGCCCAAGGCATCCGGGAGGAGAACAGCAAAGCGATAGATGAAGTGTGCCGCCTGCTGCATACGAGCAAATCCGGATTGACCTCATGAGCTCCACCCTCGAAAGCCGCTTTTCCGAGCTCTGGAACCTGCTCGATGGCCCGGAGCTGCTGCCGGAGTACCGCTTCCACCCGCCGCGCCGATGGCGGGCTGATTTTGCGCACCCGGCAAGCATGACCCTTATCGAGATAGAGGGCGGAGTCTGGAACCGGGGCCGCCACCTCACCCCCAAAGGATTCATGGCGGATGCCGAAAAATACCTTACCGCCGCGCTGGATGGATGGGCAGTCCTGCGCCTGACCGAGCCACAGATAAAGCCTGAAACCCTGCGCCACATCATCGAATATGTCCGTCAACGAGCAACTACTCAACATCTGGCAGGAGGCATGGAGACCGCCTGACCGTCAGCCCGTCTGGCAGTGGGCCGAAGAGCATATCCGCTCCATTCCCTACAGCCCCATGCCGGGCCGCTTCCGCATAGCCAACTCCCGGATGATTCAGGAGGTCATGGACGCGATAGTAGACCCACATGTCCGGCTGGTCAGCATCGTGGCATCCGTGCAGAGCTCCAAGACCACCGCGCCGGAGGTGGCACTGTGCTACATCATTGCCAACTTGCCCGGGCCTACCCTCTGGCTGGACCAGACGGACGATGACGCCAAGGACCAGAGCGAAAGCCGCCTGCAAAAGCTCTTCGATGAGTGCGAACCGGTGAAAAATCTCTACCCGGCCAACCCCAACAAGAAGCGCAACACCACTATCTACTTCAACAACGGCATGACCCTCTGGGTAGCCGGTGCCCATAACCTCAGCAACCTGCAAAGACGTTCCATCCGGTGGCTTATCGGGGACGAGACTTGGAGATGGCCACAGGGGCACATGGCAGAAGCGGAGGCACGCGTGACCGCCTTCGGCTGGCTGGGTAAGTGTATCTTCTGCTCGCAAGGTGGCTTTGAGAATGACGACACCCACCGCAAGCACGCCACCACCGACATGAGGGAGTGGCAATACCGCTGCCCGCATTGCAGCACCCGGCAGCCCTTCACATGGCAACAGGTACGATGGGCCAAGGATTGCCGGGACGATTCCGGGGAGTACGACTTCGGCAAGGTGCGCGATTCCGTGCGGCTTGTCTGCCGGGAATGCGGGCATGAGTTCGAGGACCATGACGAAACCCGCCGCCGCCTGAATGCGGATGCCTGTTTCGTGCCGCTCAATCCCCGCGCCGCCCGGGAGAATGTCGGCTTCCACTGGAACGCGCTTGCCACCATGAGCTGGGGCTCGCTTGCAGAGATGTACCTACGCGCCAAGGAGGCCTCCCGCAAGGGAGACAACAGCCTGTTGCAGCAGTTCTACCAGAAGCGACTGGCACAGGCATGGAACGAGTACAAGGAGGACTACACCATTGACCAGAGCCTCAGTGACTACCTGCTCGGGGAAAGCTGGCAGGAGGAAGCGGATATCGGCGGCATCCCGGTGCGCGTGATGACCGTGGACGTGCAAAAGGGCCATTTCTATGCGGTCGTGCGCTCATGGGCAGCCAACGGGGCATCCCGTCTGCTGCACTGCGAAAAGGTGTTTTCTTGGGAGGCTCTGGAAGGCTTGCAGCTCTCGCAGGGAGTCAATTCGAGCCTTGTCTTTCTGGATTGCGGCTACTCCACGGCGGATGTGTATGCCAAGTGCGCCGAACATGGATGGTTCGGCCTCATGGGCGACCGCCGAGGAACTTTCCCGCACCGCACCCGCTCCGGGCAGACCGTCATGCGCTACTACTCGACCAAGCGCAAGGTGAGCGTGGGCCGCGACCGCTATGCCACCATGTTCTA